CTACCAAAAGATATGTAGATTCATTCAATGGTGATTATGCTTATATGCGCACATTGAAGTACTTCATATTTAAAGATGTTAAGGGTGATGAGGGGATTGAAAAATCTTCTGATTTGCTCAACTTTATAGAAAACAAAAACGAAATAACCCAAGATAATTGGGATAATGTAGAATTATGCTAAACAAGAATTTCAACAAAATTTTCAAGCTCCACTTCGTAGATAAGAAGTATATCGTAAATAAGGAAGCTGGGACAGTAGTTTGTATTATTAAGGTTCGACCTCGTAAGAGGGATAATGATAGATGGTGGGATTCTCGCATAGGGTACTTCCTAGATTATTATGAAGAATATACTTTTACAGGTGTAGCCAAGTGTCATAAGGATGACACCTTTGATGAACAGAAGGGTAAGTATATTGCTGAATCCAAGGCTAAGTGCAAGATGTATTCAGCTATTGAAGCAAGACTAAAACGTGCTTTTGATAATCTTAGAAGTCTTACCGATGATGTGGTAGCTCATATTAATCTTTATAATGCTTATAAGGATAGAGAGCTTGCACACATTGATGATGTAGCACACCGATAATGGCAAAATCCTTAATAGATAGAACCTTAGAACAACTTAGGAAGAGAAAAAAAACCATCTCAGAAGGTAAAATCAATTCTATTTCAAGTCCATTTCATAGGTATAAAGACTATCTTACAGGGGTTGAACAAGATACTTATTATATAGTAACAGGATATAGTGGTGGTGGTAAATCACAATTCAGTTACTTTTTCTTTGTGTTTGAGCCTATTTTGTATTTATATTATAATAGAGCTAAATACCCAAATTTAAAGTACACTATATTCTGTATGCCTTTGGAGGAAACTCCAGAGAGAATTACTCAAAGATTTATTAGTTACTTACTGTTTAAACAATATAATGGTAAGTACCTGATTTCTCCTAAGAACCTTAGAAGTTCTGACAATGATAATCCAGCACCACAAGAGATTATGGATGTGATTGACACTGTCGAATTTCGCTCTATTCTCGACTTCTTTGAGAGTTGTATCAACTTCGTAGTAGATGTTACACCTAATCAATTCTATGAAAAGGTGAAAGCTTATTGCGAATCAGTTGGTACTACTCATTACAAGGAAGTCAAAGTAACCAATGAGTTAGGGGAAGAAGAAGTTGTACAAGAGTTTAACTATTATGTTCCTGAAAACGACCAAGAGTACATTATTGCTCTGGTGGACCATATTAGTTTATTACCATATAGAGGTACTCTAAAAGAAGCTATAGATGCTTTTTCTACTAATATGGTGAAACTCAGAAATAGGTATCACGTTTCTCCTGTAATTATTCAGCAGCAAAGTGCTTCAAATGAGTCTTTAGATGCTTTCAAACAAGAGAGGTCTAAGCCAGAAAGAGCTAACCTCGCTGATTCAAAATACACAGGGAGAGATGCTAATATCATTATTTCAGTGTATAACCCATTTGGTCACAACCTCAAAAGCTATGCAGGTTATGATTTAACTGTACTTAAAAGTGCAGCCCGATTCATTGAGTTACTTAAGAATAGAGATGGTCCTGAGAATTTAACAGTAGGTTTACTGTTCAATGGTGCGTGCGCTCATTTCAAAGAGTTAGCTAAACCAACAGAAGCTGTAAGATTAGCCGAAGATACCAATAAGGCTAAGGAATATGAGGAAAGAAGCCGTAACCTCATTTATATTAAAGAAGAAAAAGAAGGTTCTATAACAGATTTATTTTAATGGCAACCGTAGTTATATTAATGGGTAATACTGGTACTGGTAAAAGTAGAGCAATCAGTACATTAAACCCAGAAGAGACATTTATAGTTAATGTCTGTAAAAAGCCTCTACCATTCAAGGGTTCTAGAGCTAAGTACTCTCTAGAGAAAAAGAACTTCCTTGAAGCAGATGAAAAGACAGGCGTAAAGGATAATGATGGTAATATTACATTGTCTGCAGATGTAGTATTGCAAGTACTTAATAGAGTTAATGAGGCTTATCCCCACGTTAAAACTATTGTGATTGATGATGCAATGTACCTACTTAAGTATAAGTACATTGACCTCTCTAGAAGTGGTGGTTTTCAGAAGTTTGTAGACTTTACTATTGACTTCAAGAGACTACTATTAAAGTGTCAGAATCTTAGAGATGATATTATTGTCTATTTGAATCTGCACCCAGCTAGAGTTGAATCTGATGGTAGAACTGTCACTTATGAAGCATCAGTGCCAGGTAAGATGATTAATACTACCATCAATCCTTTGGAGAATACTACTATTGTATTGTTCTCTGAGCCTAAGTTTGACATTAATGGTAAGCCAGAGTATGGCTTCTATACTCAATCTACTATGTTAGATGGTGTTATCATTCCTGCCAAATCACCTGAAGGAATGTTTGATAGCGAGTTTATTCCTAATGATTTAGCTGCTATCAACGAATCTATAAACAACTATTTACAAAACGAAAACGACAATGACTAGTGTAAAACTAACTAAGACAGAAATCGCTGTAGTTAAGGGTATTAATTCAAGCCTTAACCCATTGCGTAAGAAGGTAGGTAAGCTGGATGAAAAGATTAAGGAACTCCAAGAAGAACGTGATGGTTATCTAGCACAGATTGATGCTATTGAAGAACCTATCCGTAGAACTACAGGAGGTCTTTCACCACAGGAGTTTCTTGATAGTCTTGAAATGACTGAAACTGTAGAGGCTGTTGCAGAGAATGCTGTTTCTACAGAAGTACTAGATGAAGTTGAATTTTAATTTATAACGTTATATTATGGTTTTAGGAGAAATTAATGAAGTAAAAGAAGGCTCATTTAAGCTTTATTGGGGTGTAGCCCCTGTTACTGTACTTGCAGTAAACCCAACCAAGGCAGAACTTGGTAAGATTTTTGGTAAGGAACCTGAAAAGGAACCTGTATATTACTCTCAGGTTGAGGTAGAGGAAAATGGTCAGAAGAAGAAGAAGGACCGTAGCCGTATTGAGTTTATTGTTCGTAATGAAGAACTCAATCTTACCTCTCGTATGTCTTTCTTCCTTGAAGATAGCTACCTTACTACTCGTGAAGGTAAGTATGGTGTTATTGATAACTTTGGTAATACTGCTTGGGTAACACCTGAAGAATACAAGGCTAAGGCTATTCCTCTTTCTAAGGATAACAAGCCACTTCGTATTGCTAACGATTATCGTCTTGAAAAGAGAGGTGAATCTGAACTTATCCTCTTTATTCGTAACCTCCTTGGTATTAAGAATTCTCACACTTATGTAAATGAGCAGTGGGTTCTTCAAGCTGACCCATCAAAGTACTTCTGTTATTTTGAAAAGCTTGATGATATTCTCAAGGGTAAGGTTGATGAGATTCGTAAGATTATCGCTATTGCTCAGGGTAAGAAGGTTAAGGTACTCCTTGGTGTTAGATTTGATGAGGGTCGTACCTTCCAGACTGTCTACGAACGATTCACTGCTAAGGTTAGTATGAATCCTGTAGAGAAGAAGGTTGGTGATAAGACTGTCTTTATCTATGACAAGTTTGAAGACCACATTTCTCGCCGTCAGAGTTCTGGTGCATTAGGTAACTTCCTCTTCTCATTTGAAGATGTTTCTGAGTATAAGCCTGAACCTACTAAGTTCACTAACTCCTCAAGTACTACCACTAGCACTCCTGCACCTGCAGCAACCACTATTGATGCAGACGACCTGCCTTTCTAAATGATTATCGGAGAAGTTCATACATTAGCAGACCCTAAAGAAAGGGAAAAGATTCTAAGTATTTATGATGAAGAATCTATACTGAAATCCTATATAGATATAGATAGTGTCCCCTGTCTTATCCATTCACCTCTCAGGGAAGATTCTAAGCCGTCTTTCTCTTTCTTTTACTTAAGGGGAGATTTGATATATAAGGATTTTTCTACAGGGGAGTCTGGTAATGTATGGACTTTTCTAACTAAATACACAAAAAAATCCCTTCCAGAGTTGTATAAGGATATACTAGAAAAGAAACCTAGTAAAGCTGAAATCAAAACTTTAGTCAAGCCTACTATAGAAGTAGAAGCTAGACCTTTCAATAGCGATGATTTGGCTTATTGGGATTCTTATGGTATATCTGAATCAACTCTAAAGAAGGGGAATGTTCACGCAATAAGAAATATAATACTAAATAGAGAAGGGAATAGAGCTACTTATCCTGCTGAGAAACTTGCTTATGTCTATGTAGAATTTGTAGATGGTAACCAAGTATTAAAGGTTTACCAACCACAAGGCAAGATGAAATGGTTAAGCAATTTTACTCACGAAATTATAGACTTGTATAGTATATTACCAGAAAGTGGAGACAATCTTATTATTACATCATCAAGAAAAGATGCTCTCACTTTAATGGAAAATTGTGATATACCAGCTATATGTTTTAACTCTGAAACTACTCTACCTAATTACAATATAATGGTAGAGCTGAATGAAAGGTTTAAAAATATATACGTCTTATATGACAACGACTATGATAAATCTGTAAACATTGGTGAGCTATCAGCTAATCTCCTTATTAGCAGATACCCTTGGTTAAAAAGGCTTACCATACCAACAGAATATAAAGCAAAAGACCCTTCAGATTTAGTATTAAAATATAACAGAAATACTTTAACAACTTTAATTAAAAAACAATTATGACTATTAAGTTTAAGCACGACTCAGCTATTAAGATGATGGAAGTATCAGGTGATTTTAACACTTTCGCAGACTTCCAGTCAGCAGTACAGGACCTTGGTTATCAGACGGAGAACTTTACTCTGTATGAACCTAATTCAGGTACTTATTATGAAGCAACCGATGCTATCCCCAACATTGAAAATCTTAAGATTTTTATGACGCTTAAGTCCAAGAAGGTTAATTCTGGTGCATTTACTCGTCCTGAGTGTTATGCTAAGATTAACGAATATAGTCTCCGTGAAGCTATCCGTACTCGTTATGGTAAGCCTTACTCTTCTGTTTCTACTGTAGAGCTTAATAACTTCCTTCAGGATTATCTTACAGCTCCTACTGCAGTAGAAGCCTCTCATTCTGGTAACTGTTCTGCATTTGAAGCAGAAGTCCTCAACCGCCTTTCTCGCATTGAAGAAAAGGTAAATGCTATTGCAGAAAACTCAGAATTCCTGCAGTTCCAGCGTACTGAAAACATTTAGTATTGAGTATAATTAATTAAAATTAGGCACCACTCTTAAGAATAATCTTTTGGGTGGTGCCTTTTTTCTACAATATGGATATAAAAGCAATATTACGAGATAAACTTATAGCTAGGTATGGAGAAGAGAATGTAGGAGACTTCCATATTATGGGTACAGAAGGTACATATCTAGGAGTTTATTTTGACCAGCTTACCATTACAAGAAGTCGTGGGGGTGAAACACACGATATTAGAGGTATATGCTTTGGCTTCGTACTAGAAAGTAATTTTATTAGCGTAGTATGTGCTAGACATCTCTATACTATTAGTGAACTTAGAGAAGGATATGTTCATTCACACGCACCTACATTAGGTAATGTTTACTATAAACCTTTCTGCTTAGGTACTTCTCCTTACAGAGTGATAGCACAAAATATACAAGATATTGTTAATGGTGATACTACTGTAACTCTAGGAGAAGGTGAAACACTAGAATCTGTAGTTGCAGATAATATAGAATCATTAGTAGTAGCCTTTGACCAAATGATTCGTACAGAATCTTATGATGGAGGTCCCTACATATCAATTAATAAACTATCTCGTAGAGAAACTTCTCAATCATTCTACCTAAATAGGATGAACATATATATAGATAATCTTAAATTTCCTGGTAATAGTCCAAGGGCTTCTAGTGTTAGTTTAGAAGAAGATAAGCTAATAAAGGAAGCTCCAGAAGAAAGTCTAACAGACCTTATATCATTCTTAAAGTATTTAGAAGCTAGTGGTATTTTTGGTACTACTGTTCCAAAAGACTACTTATACAGATTTGGGGAATTCGGTCCTGAATGTAGACAAACGAATTCAGGAGGTAGTATAGAGAATATAAGATACACCAAGGATTTCATATTTAAAGATGAAGTCAAGGCTGTAAAAATCATTGATATGGTAACAGATAATGATAATGGTGACTGGATTGAATCTAATTTAAATTCCAGAGTACTAATGGAATTCTACACACTAGCATTATTAAACAAAAAGATTAACGAAAAAAATGAACACAAACTTTAAACCAAAGCTATATATAGACCATATTGTAGAATCTAAAATTAGATACCTTGCTAATAAGTATCCTTCTAATGAATGGTCAGGTATTTTATTTGTAGAATATAACGGTAATTTTGATGACAAATCACTATCTATTACAGCGAGGGATTTGTATGTAATGGATATTGGTAGCTCAGGCTTTACTACATTTGATAGTAGAAATGCTGAATACTTTAGCTATGCTGTTAAGAACAACCTTGATGAGACTTGTGACTTTGGTCTTATTCATTCTCATCATAATATGAAGGCTTTCTTCTCGGGTACAGACTCTGCAGAACTTAATGCTACAGGTAAGACTAGAGATGTATATGTATCTCTTATTGTTAATAATGATGGTGCATATGTAGCTAAGATTACTCGTAGAGTACAGAAGAAGGCTAATGTAGAATGGACTGTATCTTACAGCGACCTATCAGGTAATAGAATTGTTACTAAATCTGAGGAAGTAAACAACATTGAGCTTGAGATTTATGATTGTGAGATTGTAAATGGAGCTTATAATAGTGTTGTGGAGGTTTTAGAAGAGCAGATTAAGAAGGCATCTAAGTCTGGGACTAAGGAACCCCAACTTACAAAAGCTTACCCTCAGAGTGGTATAACTTTCCTAACTAAAACTACTCCTACAGTCAATAGGACTACACCCAAGAGTACTTATATACCTAAGCCATCAACCTTCAAGGTATCTGAAGTACTACCTTTTGAAGAGGAAGCTGATGATATTTTCAAATATATGGATGAAGGGAATACTAAGGTGGTAGATTCTATTGAAGATGATGCAATGGTCATTCTAGATGAGATTGCAACTAATGTACTACTAGATGTTTTAGATACAGAGTATGATGATTTAGATGAAGCAGCTCTCAATCTACCTCCTTATATGAAATTCTCTGACAAGCTTAATGTTAAAAATATGACTGATAAGCTTAACAAGAGTATCGATACCTTCTATGATGAAGAGTATTGCAAACAATATGGAGTAGATAGAGAAGATGTTGTAGCTATTATTGGAGAAATAGCAGAAAGCTTTATTAAATCTCCAGCAACTAATTTTGCAGTTTTCAGACTTATTAAATTTATTACAAATGGAATACTTAACGGAGGAAACTCTACACGAATCTAGAATTAGATTTTCAGGCGCACCTTGGTTTGATTTAGCTAGTAACAGAACAATTAATATTTATGGTTCAGGGGGTATTGGTAGCCACGCTAGTCTAGGTATTTCTAAGATGTTTCAATCTTCCACATTCAGAATCTTTGATTTTGATAATGTATCTCTTTCTAATCTTGGTGGGCAGTTGTTCTCACCAGACCAGTTAGGTATGAGAAAGGTTGATGCTGTTAGAGATAATTTACAAGGCTTTAGTTTGGATAATACTAATGCTTACGTAACTTATGGTGAAGATGCTTTTGACTCTTCAGATATTACTCTTACAGCCCTTGATAGTATGAGAGCTAGAAAGAGTATATTTGAGAATGTTAGAAAGAAGAATAGAGGTACTAATCATTTATTTATAGATGCTAGAATGTCTGCAGATACCATACAGATTATAGCATTTAGATTTGATGAAGCTGCTAAGATTAGAAAATACAAGAAGGAGTATCTATTTGATGACTCAGAAGCTACTAACGTTGTTTGTAGTTATAAGCAAACCTTCTTTATGGGTCAGATGCTTTCTGGTTATATCTGTGCTATTATTGCTAATTACCTTACGCATCTTTCAGAGGACGTATTTCCTCAAGAGGTTCCATTCTTCACTGAATTCTCTTCACCCTTAATGACATATACAAGTGTTAAGATATAAGTTAAAGCAACCTATATTCTACGACTTTGAAAAGAATAACTTTCAAATATATGAGTGTAATCGCACCTTCAAAGAAGTAGAATTAAAGACTCCTGCTTTATTCGGGTATATTTACGGGTTGATGGATATAGTTAAGTATAAAGGTATTTGCTATAATCTGACTTATATATCAGATAGAGAAAATACTCTTGGCTACATCTTCATAAATGGTAATTTAGCTATAGTTCACACACCTAATCTTATTCGAAAAAGCAAGGCTGTTGTAGAGCATAATAAAAATTATAGTACATTTGTAGACTATTTCATCAAGAACTTGCTCAAGTATAAGTATTCTTATGGTGAGCCAGAAATAATGGAAGTAGATACGTTGAAGAAAACTGCAATTTTAATTAATGTTCCTGTGATATGGGAGAAAACAAAAAGATTAAAAACGCGGAGACCTCAACCTACAACAACATCAAATTCCGTTCAAAGTTAGAGGAAAGAGTTTACAGATATTTGACAGATAGGTTGAATGTTAGTATAGATTATGAGAAGCATACTTATGATATTATACCAGCATTCATTCCTACTGTCTTTTTTTACTCCCCTTTTGTTAAGTCTGTGGATAAGGTACGAAAGATTACCTATACCCCAGACTTAACATTTGACTATAAAGGATTCTTTGTTATTGTAGAATGCAAAGGTTTCCCCAATGATTCTTATCCACTCAAGAGAAAGCTATTTAGATATAGGTTAGAGCAGGAAGAAGACAGAGATAAGATTTTATTTTTTGAGGTTAAGAGTGTTAGAGATTGTGATAACTTAATAAACATATTGAATGAAAAAACTAAGTGAATTAGCTTGGGATGTACCTGAGAATGTCTATAGGGAAGATAAAGCTTTATCATACTCCAATATATCAAGGTTTGATAGAGAGGGGTTTAATGCTTTAGCAACTCTATTTGATAAAATCTCTTCTCCTTCTCTTACTTTCGGCTCACTTGTTGATACACTACTTACTGAGACGGATGAAGTATTTAAGCAGACTTATGCTGTCGTAAATATACCTTCTGTTACAGACCAAGTACAGAACGTATTAGAAGAGATATTTAGAGTAACTCAGGAAGAAGATTTAAATAAGGTAGATGATGCTATCATTCACAGTTGTTGCAAAAAATGCAACTACTATATAGATGATAAGTGGGCTAATAAGAGAAAGAAAGAAGTACTAGCAGGAGCTGGTTACTATAGAATTATAGCTGCCTATAAGGATAAGAAGGTAATATCTCCAGACCTATATAAGAAGGCTTTAGATTGTAAAAAGTCTCTAACTGGTAATCCTAATACTGCCAAGTATTTCCTACCTGATGTATTTGGAGATTATGAGAATTACTATCAGCTAAAGTTTAAAGGTAGCTATAAGGGGGTTAATCTTAGATGTATGGTAGACTGTTTACACGTAGACCATAAGGCTAAGACTATCACTCCTGTTGATTTAAAGACTACCTCTAAACCTGAATATAATTTCCCACAATCTTTTATTACATATCGTTATGCTATTCAGGCTCAGCTCTATTGGACTTTAATTAGAGCTGTACTTAATAGAGATGAAGAGTATAAGGATTATGAGTTACTAGACTATAAGTTTATTGTTGTAAACAAGGAAACTTTAAACCCTCTTGTTTGGGAGTTTAATCAAACTCAAAGAACAGATGGTTATACTTTAGGTGATGAAACATTTAGAGGTTGGAGAGAAATTGTTGTAGAATTAAATGATTATCTTACCCTGAACAAACATCAACCTGATTGGGTTAAACCCATAAACATTATTGAAGATTTCTTTAAAAAAGAATAGTATGAAAAAGGAAGATATTAAACCTAAACCTTCTTGTGAGGTTTGGCATACTAGTATGGAGATTGCTACATTAGCAGCCGAGATATTAAATATTATAGATGATACTGAACTTCAAATCATTAAGAGAAGGAGAAAAGCACTCAGAGAAATCCGTGAGAAGGCTAATGCTATAATGGGTAAGACTGATGCTTTAAGAAATATATCTTCTAAAAACAATACGCTATGATGTTTAAAATTATTGTTTCAGTATGCCTGATTTTAATAGCAGGCTATCTGCACGAAATTATGCAATACCTTGATAATATATCAAGGAAATAATTATTAACTAACTTATTAAAGATGACTCCTAGTAAACAAGCTTTATCAGATTATGTCTTCCAAAGTAAGTACTCTCTTTATTTACCACATTTAAAGAGGAAGGAAACTTGGGAAGAGAGTGTAGAAAGAATTAAACAGATGCACCTAACTCAAATTGAGAAGGTTGCGCCACAAGCATTGGCAAATGAATGGTTTATGGAGAAATTCAATGAAGCTATTCAGTTCTACAAGGATAAGAAACTTGTAGGTTCGCAACGAAACCTTCAGTTCGGTGGAGAACCAGTCCTTAAGACTAATGCTAAATCGTATAACTGTAGTTACACTCATTTAGATAGACTAAGAGCTTTCAAGGAAACAGCTTGGATGCTTTTATGTGGTTGTGGTGTAGGTTTATCTGTAGAGCAAATGCATATAGATAAGCTACCTAACCTACTAACAAAGGATAAAATAAATACACTTAGAGAGCCTTTTCTTGTAGATGATTCTATTGAAGGTTGGGCTGAAGCTTTTGAGGCATTAATCTACCATTATTTCTATGAAGATTATCCAATACCTGAATTTGATTTTAGTGCTATTAGACCATCAGGAGCTTTAATTGCTAATAGATTTGTAGCCCCAGGACCTGAAGGTTTGAAGAAAAGTTTACAGCTTATCGATAAATTACTCACGAAGGCTATAAGTAACAATCAAACAAGACTTACAGCACTACAATGTACAGATGTGATTTCGTTTATTGCTGAATCTGTATTATCAGGTGGTGTAAGACGCTCAGCTTGTATCATTCTCTTTACCCCAGAAGATGAAGAGATGGTTAATTGTAAGACTGGCGATTGGTTTACTGAGAATCCACAGAGAGCAAGATTTAATATGTCTGCAGCTCTTACTAGAGATAAGGTTTCTTATGATACTTTCTCAGGTCTTTTTGAAGCGATGCGGAGGTCAGGAGACCCAGGACTTTATTTTAGGGAGATAGATGGGACAGGGTGTAATCCTTGTTGTGAGATTGGATTCTACCCTATAGATAAGAATGGTACAACAGGATGGCAAGTATGTAATCTTGTTTCTATTAATGGTTTGGAATGTACTAATGTTACTGATTTCTATAAGTACTGTGAAGCAGCTTCTACACTAGCTACAGTACAAGCTATTTACAATTCATTCCCATTCTTAGGTGAAGCTACAGAAAACATTATTAAGGATGACCCTCTTATTGGTGTTTCTATTGGTGGTATTATGAATAACCCCCAAGTTTTATTAGATAGAGGAACACTAAGAGCAGGTGCTAATATAGTTAAGAGTCAGAATGAAAAGGTAGCAAGAATTCTAGGTATCAATCCCGCCAGTAGAACTACTTGTGTTAAACCAGATGGTACTGTCAGTTTATTGTTAGGTATGACTTCAGGTATACACGGAGCTTATGCTAGAAAGTACCTTAGAAGTGTAGAAGCTAATATAGAGGAACCTAATCTAAAGGCTTACGAAGAAGCAAACCCACAAGCTGTACAAACTAATATATTTAAACCTACTACAGATAAGAAGATTTTCTTCCCTATAGAAGAAGATAATGAAACTGTACTAAGAGAAAAACTACACGGGATTCATTTATTAGAAGCTGTTAAGTTAGTCCAGCAGAGTTGGGTTAAGGAAGGGGCTAGAGATTACAACCAACCTGTTCACAATAATGTCTCAAATACAGTAGATGTATATGATGGTGAATGGGATGAAGTTAAGAAATGGGTATGGGACAATAAAGATTATGTCTCAGGTATATCATTCTTATCTTCTTATGGTGATATTGATTTACCACAGGCACCTATGTGTAAGGTAAATACAATAGAAGAATTATTGGAATATGGGGAAGGTGCTTTATTTGCATCTGGTCTCATTACAGATATTCTCAAGGTATACAATGACCTTTGGACTGCTTGTGAAGTAGTACAAGGCAGAGGGGAAAAGATATTTATTACCCCTGATATGGTTACTGAGAATATGAAAAAGGAAGGAGTCGGTTATACTCAGGAGGAAATACAAAAGATTATGGCTAACCTAGAACTTAAGCTCTTTGATAGAGTTAAGGGTTTATCACAAAAGCGTGATATTATTCGTAGAATAAATAAGTTTGCAAATAATTATTTTGGTGGGGATGTTTATAAGGCTATAAACGTTCTCAAGAGAGTTAATAACATTCACTACTTTAAGGAACTTCAGCGCACCTATACTCCTATTAATTGGGATAAGGTGGAATTTGAGAAGGAACAATTCAACAATGCAAATGAATTAGGTGCTATGTCTTGTTCTGGAGGTTCTTGTGAGATAAAATAATCTGGGTGTTATATTGCACCCCTAATATATTATATGATTAAAAAATCAATTTATAAAATGCAGCCATTTAATGGCTCTATATACTTTTATTATGGTGACTTTGAAGACTTCCTAAGAGAAATACACGGAAAGATTGATGAAGTAGAGGAGGCTAGTATCAAGACAAAAGGATTTGAAAATTCTCTTGGTCTAACTACCTATGCTGGTAATAGCAGTTACATATTTATAAGTAGAGAACATAATACCAATCTACATATCCTTTTAGGTTCTATCGTACACGAAATAATGCACGCTATATTTCACACATTAGATTGTGCAGGATATAACTACAATACAGAGGGTCAAGAATTATATTGTTATTACCACAACAGTGTATTAGAATCGGTATTAAATCAGTTAGATTTAATTAATACTCACACTAAATATATTGAAGAAAATAAATGAAGATACAAGTAAAACTGAGGGATAAGGAATTCCCAATTCAGATTATAGATAAGGGTGATTGGATTGACCTATATGTTACGGAAGATGTAACTATTGAAAAGGAAAAGAGTGAAACATACCCTAAGCTTACTATACTACCACTTAATGTAGCAATGAAGTTGCCTGAAGGTTATGAAGCTATAGTAGTACCTCGTAGTTCTATATATAAGCATTTCGGTATTACCTGTGCTAATTCATTTGGTGTTATTGATAACTCCTATTGTGGTAATGAAGATTATTGGGGATTTCCAGCCCTTGCTTATAGAAAGACTACTATTAAGAAGGGTGATAGAATATGCCAATTTAGAATTCAACTCTCACAAAAGGCTACTATGTGGCAAAGAATAAAGTGGCTATTTGATACTAAGATTGAATTCGAATATACCGATAACCTATCTTCAGAAAGTAGAGGTGGTTTTGGAACAACAGGTAAGAATTAGTTTTGATAAACTATTTTATACTGGTGTACCAATAATTACAGTTAAATCTGATATAGGAGAACTTAATTTGTTAGTAGATTCTGGAGCCTCTCTGAATGTTTTAGATTTACAATTCTTAGATGATGCTGATGCAAAATTTGATTGTGAATGTAAAGGATTTGGAGGGGCTACTAGTCTCTCCGAAATGTATAATCTGGATATAACTTTAGAAGGAAAAGAGGTAACTATACAAACACAATTCGCTGATTTGTCTAATATAAAGAGTTACTTCACAGATTTAACTATACACGGTATATTAGGTTCAAGGTTCTTAGTTAGCAATAATGCTATAATAGATTACAATGATATGGTTCTTATACTATGATTTACTTAGTAACGCAACAAGCAGAATTGTTTGAAACTTCTAACTATAAGATTATAAGTATAGAAGAATCTTTACAAATGCTATCTAAAGCTAACCTTCTCCAATATGACTCAGAAACTACAGGTTTAGACCCACATATCTGCCAGCTAAGATTAATTCAGTTCGGTTCTGATAAATATGATTTTCAGATGGTTGTTGATGTGGAGTCTGTACCTGTATTCTATTATAAAGAGATATTAGAAACAAAAACCCTTATAGGACATAACCTAAAGTTTGACCTTAAGTTTTTGTATTCTGTTGGGATTATACCTAGAAAGGTATATGACACTATGATTATGGAGCAACTTCTATATTTAGGTCATAAATATGAAGGAGGTTATTTCTCTTTAAAGAATACTCTATGGAGAAGGTTAAGTGTTTCTATGAGTAAAGAAGTCAGAGAGACTATCACAACAGCAAGATTAAATGACTCTATTATTATATATTCAGCTAATGATGTATTGTATATAGAGAAATTAGCTGCATCTATCAAGAAAGATTTAGAGGATAAAGGTTTATTAACAGCTTGTCAATTTGAATGTGATGCAGTTCCTGTAATGGCTTATTTAGAATGGTGTGGTATTAAGTTGGATGAGAATAAATGGCGAGCTAAGATGGATAATGATTTAATCAGATTAAATAATGCTACCAAAGCATTAAATGAATTTGTAGAATCTAATCCATTGTATGAGAGCTATACAGAAACTCCTAAGTATTATGATTTATTTGAAGAAGTAGATTTCTCACCTAAGTGTAATATCAATTGGAAATCATCTAAACAAGTGATTCCTTTTGTTAAAGGTTTAGGGTTTGAAACTCTTGTTTATGATAGAAAGGCTAGGAGATTAAAGGATAGTGTAGAATCTAAAGTTCTCTCAACACAGAAAGGAATTAATGATGTCTTTCTAAAACTATACCTTGAGTTTAAAGGGGCTGACAAAGTAGTGGATTCTTTCGGTCAAGTATTCATAGATTCTATTAATCCAATTACAGGAAGGTTGCATACTGATTACCACCAATTAGGTACAGCTTCAGGTAGAATGTCTTGTGGTGGTAGTGATAATAGTGATATAGCTTTATATAAGAAATTACCAAAAGGTTCTTGTAAGAATTTAAACCATCAACAGTTACCTAGTGACCACGAAACTCGTTCAAGTTTTGTGTCAGAAAAAGGTAACTTATTTTGCTCTTGTGACTACAGCGCTTTAGAGAGTAGATTAGGTGCCGATATTTACGATGAAAAAGCTATGCTAAAAGAGTATATTGAAGGTTCTGGAGATATACATAGTTTGGCTGCAAAAAGTTGTTTTCCTGAAGAGTTAGAAGGTATAGAAATAAAGGATATTAAAAAGCTCAGACCTGACCTCAGAAAAAAGGCAAAAGCACCTGAGTTCAGCGTGCAGTTTGGAGGTGGAGCTAAATCTATTTCTGAGTCTTTATCTATCACTTTAGAAGAGGCTCAAATAATTGAAAATAACTTCTATAAAACCTTTTGTGGTATTAAAACTTTTAAAGAAAAAGGAGGTAAATTTGTTAGGAAAAATGGTTATATCATAATGTGTCATACTACAGGACATAAGATGTTCTGGCAAGGCTTTGATGAATGGAAAGAAAGAGAAGCTAGATATAGAGAAGATAAAGCGTTCTGGGATGAATATAGAAAGATAAAGGAATCTAACCCAGAACATCCCTTAGTATTGGAGGTTAAAAGACACTTTGCAGAAGTATCTAAACAAGAAAGATTAGCACTTAATGCTCCTACTCAAGGTAGTGGTGCTATCATTATTAAGGAAGCTGCAACAAGGTTATATAATTGGATTTTAGATAATAATTACTTCAATAAAGTAAAGATTGTTAATATAACTCACGATGAAATTAACACTGAATTTCCTGAAGAGTTAGCTGATTTCTTCCCTGAATTCCTAGCAAACTTAATGAAAGAAAGTGCTGCTAAATTTTACACAAAACTAGAATACCCTGCAGAACCTGCTGTAGGTGACCATTGGATTCACTAATTATGATTATAGACAACTTTGATTTAATTGCTGAATGGTTTAATGGTTTAGAGGATAACAATGATTACTATATTCAAGTAGAGATTATTCAACGGAAGAAGGATGGAGTTGATGTTGGTAATAGTACCAGCAATGACAATAGGTCTATTAAGAAATTCTATCCTACTTCTGTTGAAAGTCTACTTAAATATAAGGATAGGATTATAGATATATGTAGGAGAAATAATGCTCGTGCTTATATCTATCCTGCCTATATATCAAAGAAGCAAGTTTACCATAAACTTTTGTTAGATTTGACTGCTAAGATAACGTCAGATAATTTTGACAAGCCTGTTGAGAATTTAGCACCAGCTTTATGCTCTAAATGCTTAACTAGTAAATATCTTATATTTGATGTTGATAGTAAAGACCTAGATAAACTGAAAACCGTTAAAGATGCTGTATCTTCTCTTTCTAAGTCGATAACAGTGTTAAATACAGTCAATGGTTTTCATATCCTTTGTAAACCTTTTAACTACACTAAAATAGATTGGGGTTCAGATGTAGAACTAAAAACAAAAAACCCGACATTATTATATTATGAGAACGAATAGAGAAGTAGCAGAAGCCTTTGTATTAGGTAATCCTTCAGCTAATGCTAATATGACAAGTACGGGGGATAGGATATTCTCTTATCATACTTGTATAGCAGAGAGTTTTCTTAATAGGTATAACGAAATTTGCTTTGTTGTAAATCATACAAGATACTCTAATACAACTACTAGACATAGGAATTATGTAAATGATGAAATACATAAACTCATACTTAAGGGGTTTGTAGTAATAGTAAAGAGAGTAGATGATGTACCTAGAGGAACTCAAACACTAAAACAATATTACAATGACATATAGATTTGAAGAACCACGCAGTGAGTATATAAAGCAAAATGATATAGTAGAACACATAGCTATCTGCGCAAGAACTTGCTATGATTCTATAGGAACAGAAAATCAAAAGCTCTTTAATACACTAGAAAAGAGAGGTCCCGCTTCAATGCTTAGACACGCTTCTCGTTACTATAAGATGCCTAAGATTGAAAGGTGGTTTGAATTCCTTAAGGTATTCAAGTATTGTCCTTATGTAGAAATAAACGAGACAGACGATTGTTTCTATATGTCTACTAATATGCAATTCTATAAGGAAGTTTTAAGTAAACTCCTACCTGAAACTGAGTTAAAGAAGATTGAAATTACTGAGGATAAAGTACCTTATGAGTACAGAAGATTCACATTCAGAATATTCACCTCTATTGCTATTGCTAAGGAATTGAATAGAGTATCACCTAATAACATTGCAGAACGCTCTACTAGATATGTAGACTATTGTAGAGCTAAGTATAATGCAATGCCTATTATGAAACCCCATTGGTTTAAGGGCGATAACTCACCAAAAGAATCCGCATACTTAGGAGCTTTAGAAAATGCTGCAGTTTATTATGGTGTCCTTAGAGATAGAGGTCTTCCACCTGAAGATGCTAGAGGTATTATTCCCCTTGATGCTATGAGTGAAGTAGTATATACTTATACTTACAGAGAGTGGGAATTCATATTTGCTAAGAGGGTTAGAAATGCTACAGGAAAAGCACACCCAAATGCTATTCAAATCTGTAGTATTGTAGAGAATATATTAGATAGTTTAAAGGAATTAAATGGAAGAGAATAAAGATGTAATAAATCCCAATCATTATAAGCAAACATCAATGGAATGTATTGATATAATGATGGAACTTTATGGTAAAAATTCTGTTAAGGAATTTTGCCGATTAAATGCTTTTAAGTATCTTTACAGACACCAACAAAAAGGTTCAGAAATTGCTGACCTAAAGAAAGCTAGTTGGTATCTTGATAGATTAATAAAGCTTTTAGAAGAAAATGATTGATTTGAATTACGAAACAAAGGACGAATTCTATGAGCTACTTGACCTATTAGTAGGTAGTGGATTCATAGAAAACTCTGGAGTTAAATATAGAGCTAGTCATAATAGTGGGATAACAAGGTTAATTTATGTTACTCTTTCTATTCCTATGACTAGTGAAGATATTGCCAGGGAAGTCTTAGAAAGAAATAGAGGAACTATGTTTGTTAGTGATTATCACTATATAGTACACGTTCCTCTGTATTCCCTCTTTAAAGAGGACTTGATTGATGTATGTCTACCATTCCAAATATTTGAAGATAAGAATGTAGACATATTATCAAACAAAACGAAAGTGAAAAATACAACTCTGGATTTAACAAGTTTGAAGGAGTTAGTAAATACAGGTCGTGAGATTTATGTATATGGTAATAGCATTTACTATATCTAAATCTCTTCTTTGTATTGTTGTTTAGTTGTGTGGGGAAGGTTGCTGAAAATGTAGCCTTCCCCACTTTTTTTATAAGTTTCGCATCGGTAAAAAAGTTATTACTATCTTTGTAATAAATCATTTAAAATAAGAACGTTATGACTTGCGTAAAAATATCAAAAGACGAATTGGCTGTGTATAAAGACCTAGGCTATAAGGATGGTTTTATTCAAGGTGCTTTATCTCTGTATCTAGAAAAACACCCTGAAGTTGATGGTGAATTACCTACAGCGGTCAAGTTAAATGAATTCATAGATAATAGTAAATATGGGTTAAACAGTTTATCTTTCTATAACAATAGAGAAGGTGAAGTTGAAGATGTTAATGATTTTAGAAGCCCTTTCAACCCCTTTAAGGATGCTAAGATAACCATTAAAATCGGAGATGAATACCTAGAAGCTAACAACATTGAACATGCTTTCCTGTTAGATTTCGTTCACAATCTTGTAGTAAGTAAGAGAGTTAAAGGTGCTAAAGCATTCTTTGATTCTATTAAGGATAAGCCTATTGAAGAAGTTAATGCTTTAGCTTTAGAAGAGAAATTCAAAGAAGAAATAGGTGGTAAGTCTTTACTAAAATGGTTTGAAGCAAAGCCTGAATTAGTAGAGCAGTCTATGCTTAAAGCTGCTTCTACAGCTTTTGTTGTAAATAAGAGAGCTAAAGATATTTTCTTGAATAAAGCTAACTCTGAGTTAAAGATGGAGATTACTTTCAATGGAAGTGATTATATGCCAGAAACGCTCAGAAAAGCTTATAGTAATGTTATATCTGATGCTATCAGATATACAGCATTAAAGGAATTCAAGGAAAGGTCAGCAGAAGAAATTAGAGCTTTAGAAGCTGGTATTGAATTAGAAGAACGTTCCGCTATAGAACAAACTTTTACTCCCCTTCAGAGAGAATCAAGAGAAAATTACATTGCTTCTAGAGTTATTACATTAGGTAAAATTGATGCAGAAAATGAAGGTAAAACCTTTATACAAGTAGTACAAAGTAAAGGTATGGACCATTACCTAGAAGAAGTAAAAGAAGATATTCGATTACATTCTATAGGTGAAGGTTTTTATTCACCAGAAGCATATGCTATATCTAAGTTATATAATTTAGGTTATAATAATGCACCAAGAAAGTCTGGTGGTACTATGGGTATAATAGAGGAATTACAACTATTCTCTGAAGCTTTAGCAGAACAGAATATGTCTCTACAAGCAGAACATTATGGTTTAATTCTAGATGATTTAGTTGTAGATGAAGCTTTAAAAGCAGACTTACTTAACACTGGTAAATACCGCAAAGAAGAATTCGGTAAAATCCTAAAACACTTCAACGAGCTTAAGATGGGGATTAAAATGCCCCTGCTTAAAAGAGAGAATATTCGTCTTTCTTCTAAGTTTGAATCGGCTGAAGATGTCACGGATGATATTGAAGAAAGAAGCTTTGATTTCTCTGCAAATGAGGGTTATGCTATTGACTCTGTGATGAAGAGAATCAGAAAGATGCTTAATCAATTACCTGTTATGAATGGTGATGAGTTAGTGTTAGATGATTTAGGTGAAACACAATACTTAACTGATACCTATACTTACTCCATCATTCAAAATGCTTTACAGGGAACTCGTTCCTATGAAGCAATGCGTGCTAGATTAGAGAAACTTTCTATGAAGTACCCTTGGGTAAAGGCTCTTACTAACAAGCTAGATAAGCCTGATAACTATAAACCTACAGGTGTTATTGATGAGTATGATAGTCTTCACAATGAATTTTTTGCTTCTTTCTTTAGAAGTAGAACTTACTATGAAATCAAGAAAGATGTATTAGTAAAAGAAGATAATCCATTCCTTCCTGATACAGTAGAACTGAAAACATTCGGTATTAACGATGATAGAGTTTCTTATATCAATTATTCTGAATGGAGTTCTACTTATATGCAGGGTATTGTTTTAGACAAGGAACACTCTATTTATGATACTTCAGGTAATATTCATAGAGATAAGTATAAAGCTTACAGGGAATTCATACAACAGCTTTACGATAGAATTAAGTATGATGGTTCGGATTATGCTAAGTGGGAGAATGAATTCCTTAACAACAAGGAAACCCAAGATGATATTCGTATAATGCTTAAAGCTATTGGTATTGCACCAGAAGGTGGTAATATTTTCGATTATGAAACTAATCCAGCGTTAGCAGAGAACAAAAAGAAAAGATATTATAGACCTATAGCTAAACTTCTTAATGATATTTTCGAAAAAGTCTTTGCTTTTAGAAATGAGGTAGATGAATATCTTAAGTTACAGAAAGACGATTCAAATGTTGTAGAAGTAAATCTATTTAATCAGTTTAAACTCAATTATTATAAGATTGGTAAGTTAATTCAGTCTAATGATAGTGATACTTTCTTGAGAGGTACTTTCAGAAACAATGGTAAGATGTATAATTCTTATACTACCCCTACTTATATGCAAATCTTATTGGATAAGCTTAGTGGTGTGGAAGTAGAGGATTATGATGCTATGATTCAAGAGGAATTCTTAAAAGATGGATTCTTTAAATATAATTATGTAATTCAACAATTAGCACGTAAACCTGAAGAAGGTGGGTTGGAATCTAGAGAACTTATAGATTATAAGGAAATTCTAGTCTTCAGAGATAAGGAATTCAAGGAATGGACTGAAAAAGATAAGTACATAATGCAGCTTGATGAATTCAAGAAGGATAAGACATCAGCTTGGTATCGTATTCCTCTTGCTGGTGAAATCAAGCGTGCAGGTTATTATAGATTTGAAAAGATTTTAGATGATAAGAAACTAAAAAGTCTTTACGTTGATTTAGCTAAACAAGAGCTAGAAAGAATAAAGGAAACAAAGAGATGGAAAGAAGAATCTAAGAAAACTTATATAGCACCTGTTACAGGTATTCTGAAGAGCGGTGAGAAGTTCTTATACTTACCTGCTCTTAATACACTAAAGATTGAGGATAGAACATTACTTGAGTCTTTAGAAGCTGGTGTTATTGGTACGGAACCTTTTGATGAAAGAGAAATACTAAGTAAGTTTGTTATTAAGGTTCTTAATGATATTGTAGCCGAAGAAACAGCTAAGATTCAAAGTTATGAAATAGATGAATCTAAATCTGATTTAGCAAAATTCATCTTAAATGACTTGTATTTTAGAACTCAATTCTCTCAGTTTACTGCAGGGGATTTAGCTAATTTCAAGGATATTATTGACTTTCAAAAGAGATATAAGCAGACGATGTCAAGTACTACTAGATTAAATAGTGGTAATGATGTTCAGAAAACCTTATATATAAGTGACGAAGTTTTAGCTTCTACTATTTTACCAGAGATTTCTGCTATAGTAAAAGAGAGAGTTAAGCGTAAGGAACTTACTAAGGAAGAAGGTGATATTATCATTAGTTCATTTAAAAATATTAATGCTACTGATGGTCAGGCTTATAGAACTATAGATGGCTATAAGTACATTATGGAAAAGACTGGACAGTGGACTGATGCAATGGAAGAGTTTAAGAATAAGCTTGATGAAGCATTCAAGCCTGACTCTGATGTTCATATTTCCTACACAGAAGCTCAGAACTTCTTCTTTAATGCTATTAAGCCTCTTGTTTATGGCTCTTCTATGGTAGACACAGGTATGATTAATACTGAGACTGGTGAGAAGATTTACAAGAGAATCAATCACCAGCATAAGAATTCTGAAGTTCTTATGTTAGCTATTAACTCATTTGCTACTACTTCTCCAACACTTAGAGCTTTAACTACGTTTGCTAGAAAAAAGGGAATTCACGTATTTGAATTTGCTTCTGCAGTTAAGGTAGGCTCTCAAGGTGTTGTAAATCTCTTAGAGAAGGATGTAGCGGGTCAGACTATCACTATTAATGAATTAGATAATGAAGGTAAGGTAAAACCTAAAGATTATACTTTTGCTAAAGATGCTGAACCATCTGATGCTAGAAAGATGATTGCCAATCTATTAGAAGAAGGAAAGATTACAAAGGAAGAATTTCAAAGACTTCATAAGGTAATCAATAATACTACTGAAGAAGAGATTACAGCCAAGCTAGAATCTGCTACAATGATTCCTGGTTCTGATGCATTAAACCCTTCTGTTGTACACGAAATTCCTTATTCTAGTTATGGTTTTCAGGTTAATACTCCAGAACACTATTATGATGCAGAAACATTGATTGGTACTCAGTTTAGAAAGCTTATCACTTCTAACATTGACCCCAGTAATGAATATAAAGTTAAAACACTCAATACTGATGGTATGGAAACTACATTGACTATGAGTGGAGAAACTTTTATGAGAACCATTAATGGTAAAATTATTGAGAATGTTTATGATAAATATGAAGAAGTAAAGGAAATATTTGAAAACCCTCTTAAGTTAGAAGCTATTATTCAAAGCGAAATTGGTTCTAACCCAAGATATGGTACAGAGGTTGCTAAATTCTTTAAACTTATTAATGATGGTACAATAGATAACCCACAGTTAAAGTTTGAGATGGCTTTAGAGGACCCTCAGAACTCTAAGATTATTGAAGCTATCTTCTCAGGTATTGCGAAAAATAGAATCAATAAGATGAAGACTCAGGGTGGTTCACTTATTCAGATGTCTAACTTTACTCTATCAGATAAGCTTCAAGTACAAATGAAGCCTGATGGTAAGAGTATTGATTATATACCAGCCTATGTTCCTATATACTCCAAGAAACTTCTTGAGTTCTATAGTGACAAGAATGGTAATGTAGACATTAAGAAGATGGAGAAGGAAGCTCCTGAATTACTAGAGATGATTGGTTATAGAATTCCTACAGAAAGTAAGCACTCTATGCTTCCTATTCGTATTGTAGGTTTCTTACCTAACTTTAATGGTACTTCAATTGTACTTCCTGCAGATATTACCACTATCACTGGTTCTGACTTTGACATTGATAAACTCTATATTATGAGACCTTATCTTGATGTAGAAAAGACAGAGACTGGTAAAGTAGATAGTAAGGGTAATCCTGTTATCCGTAGAAAGTTGATAAAGAAGTCTTATACTGATGGTAGTAGATTTATAGAAGGGAGTACCCCTAAAGAAAACTACGCTATGAGAAATAACTTCCTCTTTGACTCTTATATGGCTATCTTAAAGAGTGAACATTCTACAGCTGAAATCTTTGACCCTTCAGGTTTTGATTCTCTTAATGCAGAAGCTAAGGAATCATTCTTAAGTTCTTTCCCTTATGCCGAACTATATAGTATGGTTGAGAAATCAGGTGTACTTGCAGAGATAGTTAAGGAAGTAGAATTTACTAATGATGATATAGTAAACAAATCTCTCATTCTAAGTAATCTTAACCCTGATAGAGTTGAAAGAATTATCAAGGCTTATGAATCATCAAACACTCCATTCCTAAGCTCTACAATGCACTACTTTGAAACTCAGAATGCTGTAGGTCTAGACCTTGTAGGTATTTCAGCTAATGCTAATACCTTTATGGCTGTAGCCCAACAGATAAAGCACGAGCTTAAATTAAAGGAACCTATCATATATGACGGTCACGTTTATAAAGGTTATGGTGAAATTTATAGCCCTACGGGAAAACTTATTCAAAGAACGGTAGGACAGTTTGTTATTGCAGCTGTGGATAACGTTAAGTCTCCTGCACTTGCTTATATGAAGGCAGATGTTGGTAACTTAGGTTCTATTATTGCTGGCGTAGCATTAGGAATTCCTACTAAGGATTTGGCTATTATGTCTAACCTTGGTATGTTTAGCACCAAGAGAACTCTTAATAAGGGTAAATCTCTTAATCATTATATGAAGGTGTTAAATGAGATTGTTGGTGTAGGAGATGTAGACCCAATAAATATACCTATCACACAAGAAAGATTGAATAAACTGAAGGCTATGCTTCCAGATATTAAGGCTGTTATAGATAAGGCAATGGATGGTAGAAGAAACTATGCTGAAGCTGCTCAAATTCTATTACAAACTTTTAATAAAACAGATGAGGATGTATTTAGAGAACTCAGAGATAGTATTAACGCTATGATTAAACTTGAAACACAACTCCTAGATTTAGGTGATGCTTTCAAGCGTATCATTGGTGTTACTAAGCTTGATACTTTTAGAGGTGCGGTAGGTCCTACAGCTGCAGATACTTTAATTAAGTATTTACAGGTTACGGATGACGTAGCATATCTTACAAGTGAGTTTAGCCCTATCGCTGTTAGTCCTGCTTTCTTAAATACAGATACTAGAGAGGCTAATAGAGCGAAAGTGAGAAATTCTCTAATTAATGAAGGTTCTCATTTCTACAAGGCTTTCTTCCACTTTGGTATGGAAGCTTCGTTTGATTATATGAGTCAGCATTTTAATGTTCTAAATCCTAACTTCTTACCTATCATTGATAGACTGAGAAGTTTGGGTATGGCAGTTAATGTTAGAAATATTAATTTAGCCTACGAACATTTTATGCTTTATCATCTACAGGGTACTAGCGTTATGAATGATACTCTTAATGATATGATGCTTAATGATATTCCTCTTAAATTTGTTCACCTGCAAGAGAAGTACAAAGAGCTAAGTTCATTCTTAATTTTCAAGACTATGAGAAGATTCCAAAATGGACAGATTGCTACTTTAGACTTTGTTAATGCTAATGAGTTAGAAGCTCAACGCAGAGACCAGTTTACAAGAGAATGGGAGTATCTATTAGACATTGGTGAAAAGGACCCTAGTAAGAAAGATATTTCTGACTTTGCTAGAGATTTATATCGTTATGGTATTTATAGAGGCAATATAGGTTATAAGGCTAAAGGTATTAACCATCTAGCTCCTGCTAGGTTAAAGAGAGCTTTCACTGACTATTATAAGGTAGTAGGGAATATGCGTGAGATTATAGATTCTATGGGTAATAATGGAGATGAAAGATTTGTCAGACAATTTATAGCAAATACTGGTATTCTTTATGAAAATCCTAGAAATGATAGATTCACTAAAAAGTCTCTCTTAGATGCTTTAGAAGGTACAAAATGGTACATAAAGGAACTTGATAAAGATAAAACTAAAGAACTTGGGAATGAATTTACATTAGTTACTGATGGTACAACACCTAATGGTGCTTTACTAATTGATAGTGAAACATACATTATGACTAGTTCTCAAGGTAATAGTTTTGTTTATACAAAACTCCCAAGATACCATTTCAATAGCCCCTTTGTTAGATATAGTAGAATTGAAGATTATCCAAAGGAATTACTTAACAAGGGTGAATTCAGGAATAATGTCCTTGAAAATGTTGCAGCTATTGCTGAAGCTACTGAAGGTAAAACTGGTGGTGCTGAATATGAGTCTAATGACTATGGATTAAATGCAGTACAAGCTAGTGCAGCTATAGGTATTGATTTAACTAATAATGGATTAATATCTGGTAAAAATACAGAAGGTGAAATAGCACAAAAAGCAATGCAAGAAGGTCAAGAGCTTGACCAAGAAGATGCTGAAAAAAGAAAATCTTGTATGATGAAAGGTGGTAAGAAATAAGTGAATTAATAATAAGGAATATAATGGCAAAATGTTATTGGATTCCTTCAGTAAGAAATAAAAATAATGACCTAGTGGAAAGTAAGCTCTATAAAGGGCTTACTTCCC